AGCTCCGGTTGAAGCTCGAGCGCGGGATCTCAGCTCGCGGGATTTGCGCGAAGCTGTGTTGGTTGACTCGGCCGGCGTTTCTCATGCTAGTTCTCCTCGGTTCGGATCGGCTGTGCGATCGGGTTGACCTTGACTTCGCTCGCGGTCGCGATTGCGATCAGCGGGCACTCCATGATTTGCCCGCGCTCGGCATCGAAGTGCGCGACGCGGTACATGATGAAGTCCTCCGGGTGGTCGTTCCACTCGGTTCCCGGCTGATTCACGGCTTTCGTGAACATGCGCTTCGCGACCTGGTCGTTCTCGATCGCGATGGGGTTGCCGTAGTGGTTGGCCTTGACGTCGTAGACGGAGTAGAGGCGCATTTGCTTGATTTCCTTGTTGGAGTAGGTGGGATACTTCCGCACCGTTGTTAGCTCGTGAACCAGGCTCGCAGGCCTTCGAGGACTGCGCCGAGCACGGTTCCGATCAGGGCGATGATTCTTTCCTTCTTGTTCATTTCTTTCCTCTGTTTTGGTGTTGAGTTGCGTGCATTTTTCTGTATCTGGATTTGTGCTTTTTCTTCTTTTCCTTAGTTGCTAGTCCAGTTGTCTTTTGTTTCTTAGTTTCGTTTTAGCTTTGGTGCATTCTTCCCTTACTTGCCTCCTTTCGGGAGTATTGTCGTCGGCACGTCTTGCCGCGGACTTACCACGGCGGACCTTTACGCGTTCCGCCATGCCTGGGTCCAGTTGTTCAAGCTTGTTTGTGTAGAAGCGCGGGACCCTGTGCTTTCGCCCTTGTATTACGACGTGATCATCGGGGAACACGTCGCTTTTGAATCTCTCTATCCATCTCGCGCCTATTCCTCCGTCTTTCTTTTCTCTTCCGCCCCGACTCATCGTGGCGTAGGGCGGCTTGACGGTCCAAGTCTCTCCGGTCGCGAGGTCGACGCGCTCGTACTCGCGTTGTCTTCTTTCTTTGGCCTCGGTGCTGGTTCCGAGGATCTTTTTCAGTGTGTAGCGGCATACATAGCCCACCGTTTCGGGTGTTAGGTGACCCACCAGGTGGTGGCCGAGTGGCCACGCGCTTTCCAGGATCGGATTCGTCCAGTATTTGAATCCTCCTTCGTTGGGTCGCATCTGTTGGCCTTCCGCGAAGTCGTGGCCGAACACGAGAGCGTGATAGTGCGGCCGCAGGTTCTCCTCGCCGTACTCGCCGACGTGGAAGAACCGGAACGGTCCGATCCGCTTTCTGAGTCTCTTCGCGAATTTTTGCCAGTGCTCGACGTCGAGGCTTCGATCGGCGGGCAGGTGCTCGTCGTCGTACGTGAGCGTGAGGAAGGAGTTCCGTTCGTGGAGCGAGGCTTCATGAGTGCACCTGGTCGCCCAGTCTTCGCCGGCGTTGATTCGGCAGTCGAGGCATTGTCCGCAGCGCAGCTCGAGGTGCTGGTCGTAGAACCCGCCCCGGACGGAAAGCGAGATCTTTCCGCCCGGGGCTCGATACCCTTTGAGGGGTCGGGTGCACGGCATTTTTAGAGCCGCCACCCGCCTCGCATGGGGCTCCGGGCGAGGTTCCGGGCTTCCACCCGGGACCCGTTTCGGAAGTTCTTCGCGGAGGCCCCTCGGCTCATTTTCGAGCGTCTCATGCTCGTTCCTTTCTGGGGGGATATCCCCCATCTGTGATCGGTGACCAATTGCTCTACTTGAAGTCAATTGGTCTGACTGACACCAGAGGGTGAGGGAGCGGCCGCAGTTTGGGTAGTGGCGTTTCCCCCCCCACCCGCTGGGTCAGTCTTGGCCGGTTCCGGTTTGTTGATCCGGTAACCGGCCTTCTCGAGGACGCTCATGGCGCCCTCGTCGGCGAGCATCTCGAGGTAGGTGACGGCGGAGTTCCCGCAGAGCTCCCGGATCCTCGAGGGCAGCTTCGCGAAGTCTTCCTGGGCCTGGCGGCTCAGGTTGATCGCCTCCTGCAGCTCCATCGCGGCGCTGAAATCGCCGTACGTCGGCTGTCGCTGGTTGGGCGACGGGAGGATTCCCGTTCGGTTGAAGGTCTTCACGATGTTATTCACATCGCATTCCTTCTTGAAGCTCTGCTTCGTTCGTTCGATGGGTCCGCAGTGTTTGGTGACTCGGACTCGGTTGGGGTTGTAGAAGCTCATCTCATCTCCTTCCTGCGGCGCGCCGTGCTGAGCTGACGCCCGCTCCTTTGTCGACCCCTTGAATCGCTCCGCTCCATGCGTTGATTCTTCGGAGGATCGTTCCTTCGGTGCCGGAGTAGATTCCGGCGTCCTGGTTCCGAGCGATGTTGTCGGCTCGGATTCCTTCGAGGCGCGCTTCGACCTCTTTCGCGGTCATTTCCAGGAGGCCGGCATCTTTGAGGGTGCGGATCTCCTGGGCCGCGCTAGTCGCGGTGTCTTGGCTTGCCTTGTCGGCGCTCGCTCGTTTGAGGTCCGTGTCGGCGCGGACGTTTGCCGGCGTTTCTCGGAGTACTGCGGCCTGGGCCGCGCTCACGCCGGCGTCTTCCAATTCCTTGTTTTTTCTCGCGACGAGTTCGCGAGCTTTGGGGTCTGCGAGCGAGGCTTCCGCGAACTTCGCGGTTCCTCCGGCCGTGTCCATCGCTTTGGGCTGGTACTGGTATGCGGCGCTGTGACCAGGTGTCGCGCCCGCTGCGAGGATCGGGTTGAGCCCGGCCTTTCGCATCGAGTACATCATGTCCTGGTACTCGCGGCGCCGGAGATACCGCACTTGCTTTCGGTACATCGACCCTGATGCGGCTCCGAATCCGAAGCCTACGGCTTGGTCGAGTACGCCGGATAAGGCTCCGGCTGCGCCTGCTTGTCCCATTGCCATTTGAGTCTCCTTGGCCGGGGATGTGGAGTCCCCGTTATGCCCGTGTTCAGAAGTGGTCGATCAATCCGGGTACGCTGTAGGTCGGCATCGCTCGGACGTGGACGAAATCGAATTGGGCGTCGAGGATGAACGCCGGTTCCGATGGCGTCGCGATCACGCGATCGTACGGCGGGTCTTCGACGATGAACTCCGCGTTGAGGAGCGGTCTCTCGTCGAAGTCTTGCGCCAGGTGCCAACTGTCGAGGCTTTGCGGATGGCTGCTTCGCATTTGGGCGGTGACCACGCTGGGCTTGTACCGGTACTCGGCCCAGCGTTCCTGGTAGCCCCAGACGCTGTAATCGCCGGTTCCCAGCTCCTCGTCTCCCGTGCCGTCGAGGTAGATCTCCTTCGAGAGCACGGCTTGCTCGCCGAGGTGTGCGAGTGCCGGCCAGTAGAAATCGTACTTCGATCTCCGGCTGAACATGCGGGGCACGCCCTGTTGATAGTTGAGGTCGGCTCGGAAGCTGACCAGGCCGAGGATGACGCAGTGTTCGGTGAAGCTCTTGAAGATGCTTCCGCTCTGGTGGACGAACGTTCCGAAGGCGGCGAGCGATCCTTGGGGTCGCGACGCGGCAACGGTGCTGGGTACCGGGTTGACCATCAGCGGTGCGCTCGTGCCCCCGAGATATTTGGGGCGCTGGAGCCGCTGATCGGGGCTGTTGACCCCGAACATGCTTCGGATCAGCTCGGTGTAGCGGGTTCCGCCGCGCGCTTCGCGTTCCAACAGCCGTTGGATCTGGAAGGCGGTCCGCAGCTCGTTGATCGTTGCGGCCGTGATCGAGCTGAGGTCGGCGTAGAGGTTCGGATTCGACCAGATCAGATCGTGTCGGACGCCGCCCGGGTGGGTGTTGTCCCATTCGACGTTGATCGGTGCGGTCGCATCCACGGGGATGCTGAGCGGTGCCACGTTGGCGTTGCCGCTCTGTCCGAACACGGGGCCCTGGCCGGAATCTCCGAGCACGGGTGCGCTGCCCTGGAGTGGCAGGAGCACGGCGTCTCCCTTCTGTGGCCAGGGGAGACTCGCACTGAAGTAGTCGTGCCGTTTTCCGCGACGCAGGAGCGTGTAGTCGGCGATGGCGTCGGGCCCGTCGCCGACGTTTTTGACGACGGAATCCTGCAGGTTCTGATCTCGGAACCACTCGTTCCAGATCAAGTTGTAGGCCCTGTGCCAGAACGCTGTCATCGTGCTGACGGTTCCGGCGGTGGCCATGGGCGGGAAGCCCATGTAGTCGGTGAGGCTGAGTCGTTCGAAGCCTCCCGTTCCACTGACGACGATTGGCGTTTGGTAGTCAATCGAGTCGGTGGGGTTGTCTCGCTCGCCCATAAATCTCTGGAAGTTCTCCCAGAGGAGGCGGAGCGGTACGGCGAACCAGAAGGTCTCGACGTAGGTGTTGTCGATGATCGGGTAGATCATAGTGCCCACGCGTCCGAAGAGCGTGGGCTTGATGTTGATGGTGTCTCCGGGCAGAGCTTCGTCGACGAAGATCGGATAGAGGTAGCCCGGGTCCATCGTGCTTTTGAGCCCGGAGCTCCGGTTGAAGCTCGAGCGCGGGATCTCAGCTCGCGGGATTTGCGCGAAGCTGTGTTGGTTGACTCGGCCGGCGTTTCTCATGCTAGTTCTCCTCGGTTCGGATCGGCTGTGCGATCG